TCTGACCACAACCACCAACTTCCCGATCTATTACCAACCACGCTGTGGGTTTGCGGTACATAATTGGGTTCAATATTACTATTATTAGCAGTAGCACCCACAAAAGACGCAAACGGAGTCAACTCGGGTTTATAAGATTCTAATATACCAAATACCCCGATAGCAGCAACTTCCTTCTCAAAAGGGGTTGTCATCTGTTTCGCAACTGGAATTCCAGGATTACCATCTATATACCCAAATTCCACATATTCAAATAATTCTTGTTCGTCTTCAGTTAATGGTTCTACAAACTGATAACACTGATCTATCAAATTTTGTTTTGTCGTGGGGTCTGTTTCTGCAGCAATTTGAGCCAATAAAGATGCGTAATTCGGATTGGGCACACTTATCCCCCAGCAGTAACATTAGGCGATCCCGTAGATGCAGCATTTGGAACCCAACTACCATGTCCGCTTGTTGAATCTCCTGTCCTATGAACACCTTTATTGTTTACTTTTACAGTTGCACTCCCCCCGACTGCTGTATCACCGCACCCTGTAGAGTCTCCAATAGTTACAATTGGAGAACCATTTGCATATACATTAGCACTAGATTTGTAAGGAGTCTTATGGAAACCATTTGGTGTTGGGCTTGCATGCCCTATATGAGTGTCCCCTGCTCTAATAACTGCTGGCATTATCTTAATCTCTCAAGTGCTGTTGTGTATACTTGTGGTTCTCTGACACCAACCACATAAAATTCTATTCGTATTTCATAAGTATCTAAATCAAAATTTGGAGTACATTCAACATCAATCAATTCAACTCTTGATTCGTAGTTTTCAATTGAAGTCTCAATCTCTTTTTGCATAACACTACTCACAAGATAATCCATTGGCTCAAACAATAGATCATAAACACCAGATCCATAGTCTGGGTTAAATGGCTTCTCACCTTTTTGAGTCAGTAGCAAATTTTTCAAAGACTGCTTGACTGCATTGACATCAAATTTCTTGTAGATGTCCTTTGTTAAATCGTTTAAATTAAACGACATATCAATATCTTTGTATATTCTTTTTGGTTTGTTTGTAATAGCCATGTGTTATTTATAACCTCAACTCTCGTTTCCTAATAAAAAACTACTTGTTGCGTCATAATGAATATCATCCCATGTTTCTGGTTTGTCTTCTTCTGCGGGTGTGTCAAATCCATCTGAAAATTCTTCAAAAACTTCATCAAACCTTTTAATGAATGGGGAAGCTACTTGTTTAACAGGGTTAGTGGGTCGCTCAACAGTTCCTGACAAAGGTTTTCCTAATTCTACCAACTCACCATATCTAGACTGTATATTGGGAACTATTTCGCAGAGTCTGTCAATATCGTCGCCAAGACCATTCAACAACTCTAAAATTTCTTCTGGGTCTCCGAGATCAACGTCAGAATATTTCTCGCCTATGTTAGCTACAAGTTCTGCCTTTTCTAATGTTTCACCGACAAGGTCGTTACCTGCAGCAATAAAGTCTTGAAACTCTTGCGGAAGAGAGGGGACTGCAGCCTCTACTAATGCAACAGGATCATCAAGTAAGTCTTTCATCATTTTCAGGTCTTGGGCGACCTGAGCAGCCATTGTTATTTCTGTATATCCAGGAATACTAGCAATACGTTTCGGGAGAGCTGAAATGCCAGACTCAACAGTGTCAATTACACCATTGATACCATCTACAAGGTCAGTAAGTTGTTTTGGTGCACCACAGCTCATTTATCTCTCCTAGTTTAACGTGATCAATGTAGCATTGACGTCGAACAATGTTCCTGTATTATATGTCGCAGATGCTGCAGAGTTTAACTGCGCCCCGACAGTAGTCATCGTCAAAATTCCACCTGTGTCAATATTAGTATTCAATACAGAAGCAATATTGGTCTGACCAGCCGATGTACTTATCGAAGAAGTTGAACCTGCTGCAAGGTCAATATTACCCAAAGTTGTAACTGCAAACCCTTGTTGATTTGGTATAACACCGACAGTAAATTGAGTTTTACCCTTAGTTGTAACCGCATATTTGTTTCCAATATGTTCTGTCTTGTTACTTGCAACAGTGGTTGCTTGTGTACCCTTAACTAAAAGGATATCGGAACCAGATGGAACTGCCCCTATAAACGGAATTGTTATCGGTGGAGATGAGGTTGCACAATTAACAACTGTATATCTACTACCGCTTATGTTTATTTTCTGGTCAGAAAGAACATCAAGCATATCATTACCAACAACCTTTGAATATCTACCCTTTCTAACAGTAGAATATATGTTGCCTGCATAGTCTTCGATAACATCGCCCTTGTCAACTTTAATGTTAACATCTCCACGTGTAACATTAATGTTTAAATTACCTTCAACGTGCAATGTTTTATTACCATAAACAATCTCAAAATCATCACCAACTATTTTTTGAACACGAGATCCATCTGGCTGAAACTCAACGAATGAACCAGATTTATGGTAAGTGTGTATTCTTTCTGATCCAGGAGTATCGTCAAACTCTTGGACGTGACCAGATTCGTATTCATGAACATTATTATAAGGATATTGAGTTTTTGATTCTTCAGATCCTTGTGCGTGTGGTTCGCTCCAAGTAGCTGGATTTACCTCAGGAAAAGCACCGCTCTCCCCATCTATGTTACTTGGTTGAGCAAAGGGTTGGTCTTTTACACGCATCGCTCTTTTTGCTGCAAGGGAAACGTGTTTCTCCGCAGTTTTACCACCGCGAGCCAGCCTAGATAAAGAAGATTCTCCAACCTGATTTCTGCCCTTATCTTGGGGTCTTAGTGCATTTAATGGGTATGTTGCAGAAGGATCTTGGAATCCAGTTTGACCATTCCCCTTCACACTATCGACTCCACCAATAGACCCCATTATTATAGGGAGTTGAGTCTCATTACTGTCAGTGAAAAATCCAACGACTGTAGAACCATTTAAAAGACCAATATTTGTATTACCAATACCTGACATTGCAGCCGATGAAGTCGGTTGAACAGTCATAGCCCACGGAAGATCTTCTGTCGGAAGTACTGATTTATCATCTGTGTGATAACCAAGAATGCGGACTTTATACCGCCCAATCTTTTCGGGGTCGTTAACATCTTCAACAGTCCCCAACCACCATGTAAAATCACCATAAATCATTAAAAGTCTCCCAAACTATCTTTCATTATACTGAGCGTCATACTATGCTGCCCATTAGAAATGTCATGACGAACACCAGTTATCAGATAGATACCAGAGATATATGGATCCTCTAATTCTTCGCGATCAACCCTTGTATCTCCCTTCTCAACAGTCCTCGGATATACCAATCTAACTAGCATCCCTGTTTCCACGTCTGTTTTCCCTGGAACTGTAATTTCTAATGTTTGGTTTTGCAATTCAGCATCACCATATCTTCTGACAAGGGTGTTTCGTATTTGTTCAACCCCTCTATGAAAACTACTCCCGAATGGAGATGTCGCCATTGGAGAAAATGTTCTATTGGCTAATGGATTACCAAGCATGTTTTGCGGAGTTGGGTTTATTTTTGATATTGTTTCAAAACTGTCAAAGTTTTCCCCCAAATATCTTCTATCATCTTTGGCAATATCTTTAGATTCTGGTCTTGAATCAAATTTCATCATCGCCATACGTTTTGTTGTCAAATCGTATGAAAAAATAGAACTAGCAGTATAGCCATCGTTTTGCGCTTTAATCTGATCTTTAAATGTGGGGAAATATATACTTTCCACTTGATTAAAACGACTAGATATAAACGGAGAGATATAATTGTAAGAAGCAGAACGATTGTCTTGAGTTATTTCTTGTGTCTGATTTTGTTGAACATTATACTCGTCATAAACTATTCTTTTTTCTTTTTGCTGTTTTATTAAAATTTCAGGGGAAGCAAAATAAAACCCAGCTTTCGTTTCATAAAATTTAAAATTGGACTTCGATGTCTCAGAACCAATAGACTTAGATGCTATATGATTAAGACACTTAAATGGAGACCAATAATTAGCTACAAATTCATAATTTTGAGAAAGATGAGGAGTACCTAAAATATTTACCTGAGTCTCACCAATAGGAGAAGAAGATTTAACTTGGTCGAAGATCTTTTCAACTAATTCATCAGTAGAACCTTTATATTTTGAATTTAATCTAACAAATGAATCTGAATATAATTCAGGCGTCACACAATGTAGTGTATAAAATTGTTCTCGGTCGTTATTTAATGTTCTGTGTTTAATAGAATGAACGATGAATGCTATGTTAATCGAGGAATCAAACGTGGGTGTTCTAAATTTAACTACAATCGATTCTTGTCCCAAAAATGGTGCAGCTGTAATCAAACCATTACTATCAATGATGGTTATTTCTGCTGACATACCATTGAGTTCCATATTCTCATATAAAACTGCTTCTGCCATAAAATTTTTGAGACTGAAAGAAGTTCCATCATTTGTGACAATATAGGCATCTTCTATCAGGACAGCTCCAGGCTGTCTTAATGTTTCTTTACTCATTTGCTAACCGATTAAATTCTGTCAAAAAATCTTGAATATATCTTGGGTTTATAACAGAGATATTTTGTCTTGCATCATTTTCTAATTGCTCGTGTTCAAGGTGAGAAATTTCTTTTATTTCTCCCGAAGCAAGTTTCTGTGCATCGTACTGAACACAAACAAGAGGGTTATCTGCTACTATATAATGGTGTGTATTCCCAGAGTTTCCTACGCCATACTTATCTTCTACAAGGCTTCTTATTTGTTCTGGTGTGAAATACCATTCGTTGTATGGATCTATAATATTGTTCACGAGAAGAACAACCCAATATAATTTTGGGTCGTCATATAAAATATCTGCAACATCTTCTGGTTTTTGACCTGCTTCGATAGTATACTTTGTGAGAAGAAGTTCGTTGATCGCTATATCAGAAAGTGCAACCCTTCTAAAGATGTCCGTGGCAACAATTAATCTGCTATCGAGGGCATAACCAAATTGTGGGAAATTCTTAAACATTAAAACCCTTCCTCAACTTTATTTCTGGTAAGGAGCTCAGTTTCTTTGAACGCCATAGCCATTGTTATTTCTGATGGTGCACCACGTGCGTCTTTAAATGTAGTAAATGTACCACCATTACCATAGTCGATTGACAAATCCGTTAGAAAACAAGGTGCTATTTTATTAAGGTATCTATTTTCTCTATTTTTATACACATACTCTATTTGAAATTCTGAGGGGAAAGTAAAAAATAATCCTGTCTCGTCTTTTTCTGGGTGCATATGTGATTTAAATAATTTGATAATATCCATTACATCTCTCAGTTCTTTCTCATTCCTTGGAGCGAACTTATATTCAAAAGCAAAACTTCTGAAACCCATAGTTTGAAAAATCTGTTCTTTATAGGGATTGCGAATTGTTCTTGTAGAAGACCTTATAGCACCGCTCACGTTCAGGTCGCCAAGACCCAACTCTCTTGGTATATTACCAGCACTAGAAATAGTTCTTGCAAGAACACTACCTAATGGAGAACCTGCTGCAGCTTCCAATGCTTTACCAAACTCACCCTTTCCAATTAAATCCTTTACTGCATTAAATGTTTGGGTTAGTTGAGTGTCACCTGCCATACCCCCGCCCATAATCGTTCCAAGATCTTCAATATTGAATTCAGCACCATATTTGGCTTGAGGTGAATTTGGGATGTAAAGAGATATCGAAGAATCTATTTTCTTGGTAATCCTTGACTGCATCGCTCCAGCTTTCTTAATTAATTCGCTTGCTCCTAATGATGCAGCACCCGCGACACCAGCTTTTTTCACAGCACCGCCACTAGTTGCAGCTGAAAGACCTATACCAAAAGTTGCTGCAGCAGTAGTCCTGAGAAATGATTGCCTTCCTTCTTCTATTGATAGTTCCTTTGCAGCAGATCTGTCGCCTGCGTTAGCCAACCCCTTTAAATCGGAAACCCTTTCGTTTTTCTCTGTTAGGCTTTCAGTTTTGAAAATATAAAAATTTATAGCATGGGGTTGCTCATCAGAGCCGATATTTGAAGGATAGCGATATATCTTATTTTTTCGCCTTTTCCTTTTTTTCTCAACAACTGTGTCAGTAGTCAGCGGAGTATTTTTGGTGTCTGCTTCTGTAGCCATTAGACTTCTCTATAAATAGGGTTATTATTCTTCTTATTTATAATGCCATATTCAAAAAATGTTTACAAGGGTCGTTTTAAACCCACTAATCCAAAAAAATATTGTGGAGATGTCTCCAATATTATTTATCGCTCATCATATGAGCTAAAATTTATGAAATGGTGCGACCTCAACGAAAATATAATAGAGTGGGGTTCCGAAGAATTGTCTATACCATACAAATCACCAGTTGATAATAGAATACACAGATATTTCCCAGACTTCTATCTAAAATTAAATAACAAAAAATATCTGATAGAAATAAAACCTTCAAGGTTCACCCAAGAACCGAAAGTACCCAAAAGAAAAACAAAAAGATTTATTGAAGAAGTCAAACAATATGGAAATAACATAGCCAAATGGGAAAGTGCAACTGAGTTCTGTCTAGATAATGGTTGGGAATTTAAAATTATTACTGAAAAAGAATTAGGCATCTCTTATAAATAAGGATATGGCTAATCCTTTAGAAAAAATACGAGCAAACTCTAACGACCAGCAAAAATCTATGGACTGGTATCAGAGACAAGTGCGTCAATTGGCATCAAACGTCAATTCACCGCAAGCATATGTTCGTTCAAAAATGTTTGAAGTGAAATCAGATATAGAGATCGGAAGTATGTACCTCTATAGATATGACCCGAAGCATAAAGAAACACTTCCATATTATGACACCTTCCCATTGGTTCTACCATTTGAACCTGCAAAGGGAGGGTTTTATGGATTAAATCTGCATTACTTACCATATATGATGAGAGCAAAACTTCTTGGTCAATTGCTAGAAACAGCGAACGATAAAACGATTGGTCCAGAAACTAAAATGAGATATAACTGGCAGATTTTAAAAAGCATTGGTAATGAAATAAAACCTTGTGTGAAAAGGTATTTGACAAATCACGTTGTAACATCTTTCTATAAAGTTAATCCAGAAGATTGGAAATCAACTATCTTTCTTCCGATTGACAATTTTGTTGGTGCAACAAAGAATAAAGTATTTACAGATTCAAGGGCAATGCTATAATGGCTAATTTTCAATTAAATGACTTTTTAGCAAAGATACGTTCAGAAGATCTTGCAAGATCTAGTAGATTTGAGATAGTCATAACAACTCCTGGAAAATCCAGCAACGCAAGAAGTGTTTCTCTCCTATGCGAAGAAGCAGCAATTCCTGGATTAATATCAACCTTTGTACCAACAAAGATTGGTAACTGGACTGAATATCGTGTTCATGGCGTTGAATTCTTCGGGGATAATGCAACATTCGGGTTCTATGTTGATACGCAGTGGGGTGTGAGAGAGTTTTTTGAAGATTGGATTGCCACAACTCAAGTTGATACTATATCAAAAGAAGTTGGGTTTTATGAAGACTACACTGCTGACATCGAGATATATACGCTGGATAGAGCTGACAACAGAACAGGGAAATGGTGTCTTCGGGATGCGTTCCCGAGGCTGGTAAACTTAACGCCAGTTTCTCAAGCTGCAGATTCACCAGCAAGAGTAAGTGTCACATTCGCTTACAAATATTGGACGTCAGATACAATTGAAGAAGGATTCCGCGAAGGCGGTGGACCACTCGGAAACATCAAACGATTGGTCAATATGTTTAAAAACGATGGTAAGGGGTTCAAAGACCTTTTTGACTTTTAAGGAGTAAATAATGGCACTACCGCAAATTGATGTGCAAACATTTAATATTAATATATCATCATTGGGAAAGAAATTTAAGTTTAGACCTTTCCTAGTAAAAGAAGAAAAATTGTTGGTTATGGCAGGGGAGTCTGAGGACAAATCTGATATGATAAATGCCGTGCAACAGATAATAACGAACTGTTCCATGGGAAAGGTAAACGGAGAAACCTTACCGATATTTGACCTCCAAAAAGTATTCTTAGAAATACGAGGGATGTCTGTATCAAACATCATAAACTTGGTTGCAAATTGCGGTGAGTGCGGTATAGAAAACGATGTTGTGTTTGACTTAGAAAAAGTCAAGATTACAAAAAACAAAGGACACACTAATAAAATAAAACTCACCGAAACAATGATTCTGGAAATGGATTACCCAGACGTTCACGAAATCAGTAAACTGATGAGTGGTGAGACAGAAGAAATATATGAAGTAACAGCAAATTGTATTAAAACGATCTATAACGACGAAGAAATAATTCAATTCCAAGAAAGTCCATTGGAAGAAAGAATTAATTTTATAGAAGGATTTTCGGTTAAACAATTTGCTCTTATAAGACAATTTTACGAAAGTATGCCACAAATTTTACATGCGATTGATTTCAAATGTAAGGCATGCAAAAAGGACAATACGCTTGTTATTGATGGCTACGAAAATTTTTTCGTCTAAGCCTCTCTCACGAAACCTTGCAGAATTTGTTTAAAACAAATTTTTTATTAATGCAAGAACACCATTACTCTCTCACGGAAATAGAGGCAATGGTTCCTTGGGAGAGGGAAGTCTACGTTGCTATGTTAGTTGAACATCTAAAGAAAAAGGCTGAGGCTGCAAAGAGATAAAGAACTATGGCAGAAGAAATTAGACCAAACCTGAACAAATCCCGTGGGGATGTCGTTATCGGTTTTCCAGACCTTCTGAAAGGTAACGCTGGAAACTCCGCTACATCTGATCCAATCACAATGAAAAGGGCTGAAGAAGGTCAGTCTTTTGGCGGTTCTGGAAGTGGCGGTGGCGGTGGCATGTCTAATAACGTCACACCAATACTTGGTGATCTTCAAGCTGCATCCGAACTCTCTATGGAAGAGTTGGCAAAACAAACAGATATCTTAGAAGGAATAGAAAAAAACACTTCTGAAACAACCACTGCTGGCGGTCAAGAAAAGAAATCTTCCGAAGAAGATATAAGAGCAAAACTAGATGAATCAAAACCCCTTGACCAAGAACAAGGGAACAAGATAATCGATAAGCTGGCTGAGCTCAATAGCAATAGTAAAGCAACAGCATCTCTGTTGTCAGTTGCTGCGGCATTTGCAGGAACTCAAGCCGACGAAATCACAGACGCAATTGACAATATGACCACCACACAGAAGGCTGTTGCTGCAGCATTAACTGTTGGTGTTGCAGGAACTAGTATCGCTGCAAGTAAACTTGTGACCGCTCCATTGAAAAAAATTGTTAGTCCTGACAAAAAGGAAAAACCAAAGCCCAATTCCTCGAAGTCAAAAAAACCAAAAACTGCTAAACCCAAACCCCCACCATCTCCCGCTAAACCCAAATCAGGAGTCGTTAAACAGGCAGCAAAGACAGGCGGTAAATTGATTGCTAAGCAGGGAGCAAAGGTGGCAACAATTGCTGCATCTGGTCCAGCAGCACCTATCGTCGCGAGTGTCATGGCTGCAGCAACAGTTTATGAGCTTGGTACAATGGCTCTGGAAAAGGCAGGTTATGGGGAAGAAGTCGAAGCATTTGAAACAGGTGCAATGAATCTTGCTGGGATTGAAACAGATGAACAAGAAATTGAAAAAGATGCAGCCAAAGTTGCATTGAATGAGAAGAAAATGCAGGCTTTGGTCAAGAAAATTGATTCGTCAGACCTCACCGACCAACAAAAAACATTTCAAAAGGCAGAGTTACAGAAGGCATTGAATAACAGCGGTGACGTAGATACATTCGGAGACAGAAAAGCAAGGATTGCAGATAGAACATTTAAGAGATATGAGAAAATGTATGGTGAAGTAGAGATAGAATCACCAATGACACCTCCTCCTCAAAGCTCAAACTCGATTGAATCAGAAACATCACAAGCTAGAGAAGCAGAGTTGTTGGCGATGATTCCTGATATTCAAATCCCACCGCAAATACCACCAACAGTTAATGTACCAAACCAACCTGCTCCAAATGTTAGTGTGAGCGCAGTTCTTCCAAGAACAAACTTGCCATCCGAATTGTCTTCATTCGGGAACCAAGCTAGGATTCCTAAACTAGTTGTTTCATAAAAAAGGGGAGCATTGCGCTCCCCAGTACCACTAAGAACTAAACTCTACGCCACGATAAGTGTGTAAACTTTCTTTCTTTTCTTGCTTCGGCAATTTTTCGTAAAAGGCTCCTCTATAAGTTTTTCTAGAGTTCTTTTTTACTTTTGCAGATTTTACTAATTGGCTTGCGCCACGATACATAAACGTGTTCATAACACTTCTCCCTATACAAGGATTGAAGTAGTCTTTTAACGCATGAACAAATGCGAGTCGATAAAGATGACTAATCTATTCTATTTAGTAATAAAAAAGGGACTCCGAAGAGTCCCTATAAACTTGCAACGAGTACTCTTGTTAAATTTTGTCGTTGAGTTTTACCAAGTTTCTAGCCAAGAGGAGCTAGATTCCTGTTAATCGTCTTCAGCCAACTTAGCGAAGTATGATAGTGTATCATCTTCATCATCGTCATTAGACGCAACTGATACCTCTGGTTTTGAATCAACAAAAATTTGATCTTCGACATCACCAGTTTGTTCGGCAACTTTCTCAGCTGTGGTTACTTTAGCACCACCAGTAAGAACCATTTCTAGTTTTTGCTTCAACTCATCATAAGACTTGAAGTTCTTTGGATCAACAATTTCAGCTAGAGAAATTTGTTTCGCCCAAATGGCTTCTATTTCTGAATCTTCGGAAGCGATAGGAGTTGGGGTAGTTTCAAACTCAGACTTGTCATAGTTACGATAACCATCAACTTGACGAGCCTTCAGTTTAAAGTTTACACCTTCCCAAAAATCAAAAGGATTAACTGGTGTTTCGTCTTCGAACTGTGGTTGCATAACGTCTTTGATTTTGTCAAAGATTTTCTTACCAAATTTGTAAAGCATAACCTGCCCCTCGTTTTGAGGATTAGCAGGATCCTTCACAACAAGAACATTAGCATAATAAGCAAGTCGACGTTTTTGTTTTCGGGCAAGATCTTTATTCGCCTCAACACCACTATTCCAAAGTTCGCTGTTCAATTCAGAAACAGGGTCTTGTTGGTTTAGAGTAGTGAGGGAGTTTTCAATATACCACTTACCAGTTGGACCTTGGAACCCATGATTAAACATACGAACCCATGGAAGTTCCTCGCCTTGAGGGGAAGGCAAAAAACGAAGAACAGCATAACCATTACCAGCGGAATCTACTGAGAGTTTCCACTCATTGCTGTCATCTTTTTTATAGTTGGTTTGTGGTGCATCAATTTTTTCGACTTCTTTCATTAGATTATCGAAAGAGCCTCTTGCTTTACGCAAGTCAGATAGGGAATTAAACGACATATTTTTTCTCCGTATAAGCGTTGTATTTACGATGTATTTTTTGTCCTTTATCAGCGGACTTAGTATTTATAAAGATTCTCACCTAGATACCTAGTCTTTTCTGTTAATTTGACAAATGGTCGATATTTTTTTATAAGCAAATTAATGCTCTCTAAAAATATATCATCACTATTATCGCTTATTTCAAACAATTTGTCAAGCAAAACTAATGTCTCAATCGTTATTTTTTTACCAAGATAAAGACGATAGACTAATGCGTGATGTCCTTGTTCAGCGATAAATGGGTTAGAAATAGATTCTTTTTCCATTTCTAATTTTATCAGTTCTACGTCTTGCTCAAACTGATAATCTCTTCTCGCCTTGCGTGATTTCCATTCCTTATAGATCTCAGAGGAGCGAGTATCAAACATCCCACCCCACTTGTCTCCAGAAACAAAATTAGCCACTAGCAAGTCGATAATTTCTTTTTTCTTGTAGTCCCTTGCAAGTTTACGCATTGCAATAATATCTTTCCTCTTCAGGAATGCCTTCTCGCTTGCCTTTACTGCACCACGTGTTTTTGTGATGTCATACTTTTCAGTTGTAAAGTGTAGTTTGAGAGCAAGATATAATTTGTAAACCTCAAATGGGTCCATTACAATGGCAACTTCCCTGACTTATCAAACTTCAAAAGATTCAATTCAGATGCCTCTACTTTAATTTTATCTTTCAATGATGCAGTCAATAATTTCTTGACAGATTCAATTTCTAAATTATTCTGTTCACAAAAATAAACAATGGTATCGATATACCCAGACGCAGTTCTAACTGCTTCTTTCTCTATGTGCTGAGAGAAATCAGAGGAACTCTTGAATTGTTTTGTGATCAAATATTGGTCTGTGACTTTCGAAGCATCCGTCGTCATATCGTTATCAACTACCACTTTTGGCATCTTGAAATCTCCCTTTCCAATCTCTAATATATTCAATGACATCATGACTCCGTTTTATATATGGGGTTTCACAAATAGTGTGTTCAGCCTCACCCTTTCGGTCAAACTCGTAGACAGAAGGATGATCAAATGCCTCCGCTATCTGATTAATTGTATATGGGTTGTTTGAACCGAAATGCGCTTCTCTTATTTTCTTTCCAGACACAACAAGGTTCACAACCCCCTTCGCTACATCTTCAATATGGGTGAAATCTCTTGACTTATTCCCAGTACCGAATATCCGTAGACTCTCATTTTTAATAATTTGGTTTTTAAATGCTCTTATAACAGTGCTGTGTTCACCATAGTCCGCTTCTCTCGGACCATATACATTATAAAAGAACATGAGGTGAAAGTCAAGGGAATATTGAAGACTGTAAAAATTCAATGCTTCTTCGCACATAGCCTTCCCAAACGTATATGCATTAGAATATGGATCAGTAAATTCTACGCTAGATGATTGAGCAAAATACAAGGGGCATTTAAACCTTGTAGCCCACTCACAAACAGCAACTGTTGGGTTGATATTGTTTAGTATGGATTCTGCTGGGTGATCAAAGGATGCCCTTACTCTTGGAGTATTCGCAAGATGTATTATCCCGTCACACGGAGGTGGGGTGACATTACAAACATCATCAAAAATATAAGATACATTAGGAGAATCAGAAACATATGTTCCATTTCTTTTGTCGTCTACTACTGTCACTGAGCAATCTTGTTCAGCTAGTAAATCAACGACATGACTTCCTATAAACCCGCAACCGCCAGTTACAACGATATGCATTCTATACTTCTTCTACTGAGAGTTGACCTTCGAAAACAACCATTGATTCGTCACAATAGTATCCATTTTCTTCTAGATAACTTACACCATCTAAATCAACACCTTCCCAGACTTCATCTATAGTTCCATCTAATTCTTCATCTTCAGTCCAGCCGATATAGTCAACATCCTCCACATAACCATCGAAAGATGCTGCAAACTCAGTATCGCTGTAATCATAAGGTCTGAATGAATCATTTTCTCCATTAGCTAATGCAGTTTGCAATAAGTTTACTTCGTCGTCAGTCCTTGGAGTAATGTTAATTGTACCTCTTTTCCAGATGGTTGTTAACACAACTTTTTTGGAGTCACAAACCCAATCTTCAACCTCTTTAAATCCATACTTGGGTGGATTAACTGCATATGTTTTATCTTTTTGAATCTTCATTTGAATCCCACATTTATATCTGCATAGTGAATTTATTTATACATTATACCATAAAGTCTGTGATTAGTCAAGTAAAATTTTACTAGACATTCTCGCTCTCCCAGATATCTCTTGCATTGAGTAACAACTCCACATAGTTATCTCGTTTCTCAACAAATATTTGTGGGTCATCTCCCTCGACAGCAACCATAATAACACTCTGGTCTATGGGAATACCAGTTCTTTCTTCGTACATAATTGCATATGCTGCAGCTTGAGCAAAGTAATTACTAATCCATTCCTTCTTTTTTGGTTTTGCTGAGGTTTTAAAATCAATAATTGACAACTTACCTTCATATTCAGCAATGCAATCAACACGACCTGCTAGTCTTAAATGATCGCTATACAACGCTATCTCTTGTCCATGAATATTGTCTATACGATCTAACAGTGGTCTGAAATTATTAAACATCTCCTTATCAAGCAAGGACATATTTGACATATCAATTTGTTTGTTATTGAGTATATCTTCACACAATAAATGTATTTTTGTCCCACGAGTTGATGCTTGACGGCTCACACGATTAGCTGTTTCCTCACCAACTCTATCTCTCCATTTCTTTATGGAGTCTCTAGATAGGACACTTAAGACAGTTGTAACAGATGGATATGCCGCACCAGAGTCAGTATGATAACGTCTACTTCCATCTGGTGCGGTTTTATCTTTTGCGAAATCAGCGATTTCTTTTAAGTGATTGAACATTTAAGATTTCTTTCTAGGCTTGAAACCTAACATTTTCATCGCTTCAAGTGGAGTAAACTCCTCAGCCAGTTTCAAGTAAATTTCAACATGGGCATTTTTGACGAGATAATTTACCCAAGACTTCCAAGGTTTTGAACCATACTTGAATCGTGCGATAAAAGCAGGTTTCATTTTACCTACCCAAGATGGGTGACAGGTAGGATTAACTTCGTCCATAGTCTGTGAACCCTCATATGGACCATTATACATAAGGAATGACCCATCCCACTGAAACAACTCTTTATCAAATCTAGTCATAATCTCACTCTCTCATCTCAATTTATACAACTATTATACTACAAAGAGTTTTAAAAGTCAACACTTTTTTTTATTTTTTTCAAGTATTTAAACTGAATATTGCTCCTCATATTGCTCTCTGGCAATGATATATTCTTTAACAATGTCGCTTCTCACTATATCCTCAGGTGTAAACTCGAATATATTAAACGATGGCATAAGATCTGCTATAACCATAAATTTCTTTAGACCTGACATATCATTTCTCTTTGAATAAAGATCTGACTGTTTGAAGTCTCCTGCAAAGATTACTTTACTTCTCTGACCAATACGTGTCATTATGGAATTCAGTTCCATATCATTCATATTCTGACACTCATCAACAATAATAATCGCATCGTCTAGTGTAATGCCTCGAACAAATGATGTTATCATCCAGTCTATCTTTTTTGATTCTTGTAGACGCTCAAATACCTGATGTTTGTCTGGAAATAATTCCTCGCACATATCAATATATGGGCGCATATAGACTTCTGTTTTCTCTATTTCGTTTCCAGGAAGGTGACCAATATCTCGAGATGCAACAGCAGAACGACATACAACAACCTTATTAAAAGGATTGCCTTTGTCGAGGACTTCTTCTAATGCTTTGTAAAGTGCGATAAAGGTTTTACCTGTACCAGCGGAGCCGTGGAGGAGCATACAGGTTGAGGATCGGTAAGCCTCATAAAAAGATTTTTGAGTCGGGGTGAGCGGGTCGAATACTTGTAGATCGTCAATTTTTGGTTGGAGCCTATTGTTTCCTTTTTTGAAAGTTGGTTTGTCGTCTTGGATGAGTTGCAGGCTTGCTTGTTTTTTCGACATTTATAGACCTTGTGTGTTGGTTGAGTTTTTTACGAAATTGCCCCCTTTCGCGAGGGAGTCACATCGGTCACGTTACTCATTATGCGGGAAATTATTGCCTTTGCGTCGCGAGATAGCAAAAAGCTAGATTGAGCCGATCGCATACAGTCTATTGTGTAATATGGATCAGCACTTCGTATATCGTTTTTTGTGAAAAGATCTGTTCGGGAACCGAATATATTAATGCAGAGGAGAACCATTTCTATTTCCTCTTCAGTGTAAAGTTTAATGGCGACTCCTAGAGGTGTCGTCCTCTGAAACTTCTTTGGGAATTTTACTATTTTTGCTTTCATTATTTTATTTATTATGAAACTACTTTTACGCCATACTTTTTTTCAAATAAATTAGCATCTTCGCGACTATTAACCATCGGTTCGCCTTTAATATTTAATGACGTATTTAACAACATAGGAATTCCAGTTTCCTTCTTCCATTTCTTTAGTAATCTCCAAAGACCTTCGTGTTGTTCTTTGGTCACAGTCTGTACTCTACTCGTTCCATCTTTATGTACAATTGCTGGATACTTTTCGGGATCCCTTGCTTTAACTATATATTGCATATATGGGCTCTCAAACCCCTCGTCAACATAGAAATGTTTGTGGACATCTTCTTGTAATATAACAGGAGCAAATGGTCTAAACTCTTGCCGTTTTTTAATCTTATTCACCAAATCTTTCATTTCTAATCCAGTGGGATTGGCAAACAGACTT